AAATAATAAATATGATATATTAAAACCAGCAGAGTGAGAGAGTTATCATTCTGACTTTAACGAAGGAAAAAAACTACTATGTCAATTAATATGGAAAAAATGAAATCACGGCTTACCACCCTTAAAAATAACGGTAGAACTGACGCACAATCGCGCTTTTGGCGACCGCCGGATGGCGAATCAACAATTCGAATTGTCCCCACTGAAGATGGAGATCCGTTTAAGGATTATTGGTTCCATTACAATCTAGGTGAAAACCCTGGCTTTCTGAGTCCAAAAAAGAATTTTGGCGATGACTGCCCACTGGATTCTTTTGTTCGCAATCTTTGGAAAGAAGGAACGGAAGAAAGTAAACGAATGGCTAAAAAGCTTAACGCTCGCCAGCGATTCTTTACACCAGTTGTTGTACGCGGAGAAGAAGATCAAGGTGTACGAGTCTGGGGTTTTGGAAAGCAAGTGTATGAAACACTTTTAAACCTTGTGCTAAATCCGGAATATGGAGACATTACAGATCCTGAAGCTGGTACTGATTTGGTCATTTCTTATGGCAAGCCAGCCGGAGCTTCATTTCCTGTGACAAACATCACTCCCCGACGACGAAATTCCCAACTTTGCTCGGAGGGTCCTGAAAAGTGTCGTGAAGTTTTGGAAAACATTCCAGACTTCGATGAACTTTTTGAAGGAAATCGCAAGACTTTCTCAGAAATTCAAACGATGCTTGATCAATTTCTTTTGGGCGAATCTGACTCAGAAGAAGTTTCATCCGAAACTACCAAGTATAACAACAACAACAGTGAAAAATCAAACTCTGTTGATGAAGCGTTTGCAGATCTCTTAGGTAGCTAAAAGATGCCCACAGGGAGGCACAGGGTCATCAGGTGCCTCATTTTTTTAAAAACAAAAGGGAGAAAATCGACATGGATGCAAAGTTTATTGTTTGGGATCAGATCTCACTTCACGGCGCAACGCCCAAAGAAACATTCAACATTGTGAGAGAATACTTTCCAGAAATTTCTGATGAAGAGCTTAATGTTTTGATTCAAGAGGAAGTAAAGAAGAAGGCCGGAAATGGCTAAGACAAAAACAACAAAAGCTGGCAAGCTTTCGAGCACGGATATGCGCAAAATCCTCAATAAGAAAGCTGGCATGAATATTGCGCACAACTTAAATGAAGACAGCCCAACAATTGTAAAAGATTGGATTCCAACCGGATCTCGCTGGCTCGACTCTATTACGTGTAGAGGAAAACTAGCAGGAATTCCAGTAGGAAAAATTGTGGAGATTGCTGGATTAGAATCAACAGGCAAATCATACATGGCTGCACAAGTTGCTGCCAATGCTCAAAAGAAAGGCATTGATGTGGTTTACTTTGATTCTGAATCTGCAATTGATCCTGGCTTTTTAGAAAAGGCTGGGTGCAATGTAGAAGATATAATCTATGTGCAAGCCAGTTCAGTAGAGTTTGTACTTGGGGCAATTGAAGAGTTGCTTGGCAACAATGAAAACCGAATGCTCTTTATTTGGGATTCTTTGGCGTTGACGCCATCAAATTCTGATATTGAAGGAGACTTTAATCCTCAATCGTCGATGGCAGTTAAGCCTCGTATTCTTTCAAAGGGAATGTCAAAGCTAACAGTGCCAATTGCAAACAGTCAATCTACACTATTAGTTTTAAACCAGCTTAAAACAAACATAACAAGCAATATTGCTGAAGCTTTAACTACGCCATATTTTACTCCTGGCGGAAAAGCAATGATTTATGCTTATTCGCTTCGCGTCTGGCTTACAGGTCGCAAAGCAAAGAACTCATTTATTTATGATGATAAAGGATTTAGAGTTGGCTCTGAAGTGAAAGTTAAGCTGGAGAAATCTAGGTTCGGAACACAAGGACGAAATTGTAATTTTAAGATTTTGTGGGGCGACGAAGTTGGAGTCCAAGATGAAGAAAGTTGGCTAGACGCAATCAAAGGCTCAGATCACCTAAAGCAATCTGGTGCTTGGTTTGAGTTATGTTACGAAGACGAAACCAGTGAAAAGTTTCAAGCTGCCAAGTGGACTGAAAAACTTCAAGATAAAAAGTTTAAGGACCGTGTTCTAGAAGTTATGGACGAAGAGATTATTCGCAAATTTGATGATAGAACAGGAAATGCCGCAGATTATTACGAAAAAGAGGAAGAATCGGCCTAAAAGCACTATTTATTACAGCATCAAGGAGCGTTTTTTATGAAACTAACAAAAGCGACACTCAAACAATTAATCCAAGAAGAACTACAAGCTGTTCTTGCAGAAACACTTTCCGCAGAAAAACAAGCTAAACTTGATAATCTCAAGAAAAAGAAAAACAAATCAAAAGAAGAAGAACAAGAAGAGAAAAGCCTCCAACATCAATGAATGAAAGAAGGAAAGCTGAGTTCAGCTTTAGTAAAAAGATTTCAACTAAAAGAATCAGTTGGTAAAGTATTGTGGCACTCATTAGATGAAAATGGTCGCATCAACGAATACGATATGCAATTTGGAGACACAATTGTTAAAGGCCTTTTACCAGAAAATGTTGAACCAGTTGTGGTTCAGGAGCACGAGCACCCCAAACGAGACGATAGAGAATAAGATTAATGCCTTATGAAGTCAAAGGCAAATGTGTCTATAAAAAAGATACTGGCAAAAAAGTAGGCTGCACAAAAGGCTCCGTTAAAAAGTATCTTGCGGCGCTTCATGCAAATGCAAACGAATCCAAAGAATACAATGAAGAGCTATTAGAAACTCTCGAAGATATCATTCAAGAAACCTTAATAAATTTAAATCTTAATATTTAATTTTTCTTCTTTACAAACCAAAATTATTTTGTTATAGTTATAGTACACAAAAAAGCAATGGTTAGTTGCACCCGAAAGGAGATTTAATGAGCTATAGAGCACCTCATAGAAAATTTAGACGTAGGAGAAAACTTGGTTCAACGAAACGAAGAAAACGACGTCTTAGAAGAAAGAAAAAATAATCTATGAAAAATAAACGAGTAATGGTAATTGATGCCTTAAATCAATTTTTAAGGGCATATATAGTTAATCCAACTTTATCTCCAAACGGCGACCCCGTTGGCGGAGCAATTGGATTTCTTAAAATCCTACAAAAACTTTGTCGAGAAATAAAACCAGACAAAGTTGTCATTTGTTGGGATGGGCAAGGCGGGAGCAAAAAGCGCAAACTTATAAACAAAAATTATAAGGGAGGTCGCAAACCGCTTCGACTTAATCGCGACATCAAACATTTGACAGAGGAAGAGGAGCTTCAAAATAAGATTTGGCAGCAGACACGCCTGGTTGATTATTTGAATAATTTTCCAGTCACTCAGTTAATGTTTGAAGGCGTGGAAGCAGATGATGTCATCTCTTTTGTTTGCCAAATGCCAAAGTTTAAAGGATGGCAAAAAGTAATTATTTCAAGCGACAAGGATTTCTTTCAATTGCTTGATGATGAAACAATTGCTTATCGTCCAACTCAACATGAAATCTTAAATAAGAATATGATTGTAGAAAAGTTTGGCATCCATCCAACAAATTTTGCTTTGGCACGCGCAATAGTTGGAGATCAAAGCGATAATCTTGAAGGCATCAAAGGCGTTGGATTGCCAACGGTTGCTAAAAGACTATCATTTTTAAGTGAAGAGAAGACTTACACAATTCCGGAAGTTGTGGAATTTTGTGAGAATGCAAACAGCAGCTTAAGGGCGTACAATAATATTGCTGAGAGTCAAGAATTAATAGAACAAAACTATCAGCTAATGCAGTTGTATAGCCCAAATATTTCAGTTCAGACAAAAAACAAAATTAAATATATTGTCAACAATGCCGAGTCCACATTTAATAAAACTTATACAAATACTATGATGCTGGAGGATGGCGCAGGCAATTTAAATTGGTCAGATTTATTTATAATTTTTAAGAAAATAGTATTAAACGAAAAAAGGAGTAAGGTTTGAAAGATATTCAATGGCTAAATGCGGCTGCGACCTCGGCCGTGAAGCCACAAAATGACGAAGAAGAATCGAGCAATCAAGTTTCAACACTAGACAACAGAATTTTTTTCTATTCAGGAGTAACTACATCCAATGTGTTAACTTTTAACAAAGAAATCAGAAACTTAAACGTTAAAATTCTTAGCAGTGCCACCGCACTAAACAGCGACCCTGCTAATTTATATGTTCATATTAATAGCTATGGCGGCAGTGTTTTTGCCGGCCTGGCGGCGATGGATTATATAAGAACTTCAACGGTTCCAGTTCATAGCGTAATTGATGGCTGCGCCGCAAGTGCAGCAACATTAATGAGCGTTGTTGCGAAAGAAAGATACATGCACGAGCATTCTTTTATGTTGATTCATCAGTTATCTTCAGGTATGTGGGGAAAGTATGAAGAACTAAAAGATGATATGAAAAACTGCGATGTTCTGATGAAAACAATCAAGAAAATTTATATGGAACGCGCAAAAATTCCCAAAAGTAAATTAAGCCAGATATTAAAGCACGACTTGTGGTTTGATGCAAAAACATGTTTGAATTATGGATTGGTTGACGAAATTATTTAGGAGAGAGATGAAAAAATTATTAATATTTTTATGTGCATTGGTTTGCATAGGGTGTGAGATTTATACGCCCACTGGTTCAGTTGTTGTTGGCCCCTATGTTGAAATTTATGAAACATGTACTTACGATAGCTACACTCCTCATTACTATGAAAGTGCATGGTCATGCTGGGATAATTGTTGCACATGGGCGGTGGATTATCCTTATTATTATATGACATGTGAAGAAACGTGGTGTTATTATGATGCGTATTGTAGCTGGGAGCTAGTGGGTGAATATTGTTATTAAAAAAATGCCTTCGTAGCTCAGTTGGATAGAGCATCGGCCTTCTAAGCCGAGAGTCACAGGTTCGAATCCTGTCGAGGGTACTAAGCGAGAAAGAAGGATAAATGGCAACAAAATTGGTGGCTGAATGCACCGAGTGCAATGCTGTATTCAGGATGCAAGATTTCAAGGAAGATAGCCCAAGCGATTTCTGTAAGTGCGAAAACATAGAAGTCGGCACTAAGAAGATGAAAAATAGCCGCTATTCTTTTTACTTTGCTGTCACCTACTCAAAAACAAGACCAAAAATTTATGAATTAAATGATTAAATTAGTTGACAAAGGATTAGAAATAATCTATACTGTGGTTATGTTTTGGGAGGGTGGTGGAATGGTAGACACAACGGACTTAAAATCCGTTGCTCATAAGGGCGTGAGGGTTCGAATCCCTCCCTTCCTACCAATGAAAGGTATATAAATATATGATCGATCCAAAAGAGAACTTAAAGTACATTAATGCTACGACAATTATTCAGGGACTTCTTTCTGGAGACGAAAACAATTCAGTGATTCAAGGCATTAAAGAATTTAACTCCGCTGGTAAAAATGCTGCTGAAATTAAAGCATGGGTTGAAGAAAAAGGCGATAAAAAATTATTGGATCGTTTGAAAAAAGTTCAAGAATTGATGCCTGGTATGATCCCTTTAAAAACTGAAATGCCGGCTTTAGATTACGATAATGCTGCTAGGGTTGAGAGTGCGCTAGATGAGATAGAAAATAAATATGGAATTGATTTTAGCGAACTCCATCTCCAGGCAAAAAAAGGCCTAGAAATAACCGAAAAAGATATCAAGCCTAACTTTAAAGATCCCAGATTTCCAATGGGAATTGCGGGCGGATTGCTGCGCTACCGCCGGGCCAAAGGAGAAGATTATTTCATAACAGGCCTAAAAGATAAAAAACAGAATGGTGATAAAACTATTGTATCACCCGGTCAATCTTTAAGTGTTGGCCAAATACTCCCGACTCAATCAGATATTTTATTTGGAAAATCACTTTGGTTCGCAATCAATCTTGTTGATACGGGCAAATTGGATGCTCTAAAAGTATATGCTACTCCTAACGGAGAGATTTTGGACGGACACCACCGGTGGTCAGCGCAATATATTGCAGCAGGCCCCGATAAATGTTTAACAGACTTTACATTTATTGATGCACCAATTAACATCATTGTGGATCTCATGACGGTTTTCGCTCATCGCATGCTAAGACCAATCTGGGAGAATGAAATATAAAATTTTTTACTTGACTTTTGAGGAAGGGTAGAATAGAATGTAGTCATGTTGGGCGTGAGGGTTCGAATCCCTCCCTTCCTACCGTAATTAAAAAGGAGATTATTATGGACATTTTTATTCCTGTTACATTGGCTGTTTTAGGCTTGGGCTTTTATATATATGGGCTTTTTAGGCGCGAAGAGCGCTTGCAAGCAATTGAGCGAAAAATTTCAGAAGCCAACGACAGATATTTGGTGGGCGAAGAAAATAAGCGATGAATAGTTTGTTATACAAAGCTGGCAGGGCATATCTAATTGGCCACGCTCTCGCCTGTTCTTTGTTTGTGCTCCCGCTAGTAGGAACGGCAGGTCAAATTTTATTTGGATTGTCGGCTGGGATTGTAGGGGGCACCTGGTTAATGAAAAAAGCAAAATGATTTTGTGCGCCC